CCTTATCGTCTGTGCCTTTCCCACTATCAATGGCCTTTACGTATGGGTCGCAATACAGCTCTATCATGGAAGGTGGCTGTCATTATGGCACCTAGCCGGGTTGCCTGGATCCTATTCGTGGTTGGCGTGGTATTCGGGTTCCTCGCCGCGCTCCGGGCCTCTGGGGTTGGCGGCCTTGCGGCCTGGTTCGAGCCTGCCGCAATCGCCGCAGTGGCGGCCGGGCTCGCGGCCTGGACCTTCCCTGGCCCAGCCGCGCCAAGGGCCTGACGCGGATGAAGAAGCAGGACTCGCAGAAGTCGGCCTATACCGGCCCAGTACCCACAGCCTCGCCGGACTGGAGGCCACAGGCCCGATCCTGGTATAACTCGCTTGGGCTTAGCGGCCAGTCGGCATACTATGAGGCGAGCGACTGGGCCACAGCTGTGGCGGCGGCTCAGGCTTATGACATATTCCTGCGGACCCACAGTCCGGGAATCCTGTCCCAGTTCGTGCGCCTGTCGGAGCGGCTAGGCGCGACCATTACCGACCGGCGACGGAGTGGCCTGGAGCTTGAAGGGCCGGAGGTATCCGACGCGGACGAGGACGCCGCAGACAATGCTGTCAAGGACTGGCAGCTAAGGCTAGTCAAATAGGAAAGGAATCAAATGGCAAGCAGGAACTTTGCCGCGAGCGCGACCGGAGCGCCCGCAGCCCGTGTGGATGCGAGCTGTGGCACAACCAATACGAGCCCTGTGGTGACTGACGCCGCAATTACCATCAATGATGCCGGCAAGCCAGTTAGTGGGACGGGTATCCCGGCCGGGTCCACTATCATTGGCGTGAACCCAGGTGTCAGCTTTACCATGTCAGCCAACGCGACGGCTACAGGCACCGTTTCTGTGACGGTCGCCTCAACCTCCGACGCGGGAGCCGGCAAGACAAACCGGCAGTTCTCGCTCCGGGCCCAGTCGGCCGCTAACGACTCCGTAGTGGCCCTAGAGACGAGCCCGGACGGCACAACCTGGACGGAGCAGGCCCGCGTTACCGGAGGCCCATTCGGGGCCTGGTGCTATGCCGGCTCCAACCACACGAGGAGGTATGCCAGAGCCAACGTCATTAGTCTGGGGACTGGCACGCCGCCCGTCTCTGCCACAATCTCCTATTACTGAGGCTGATCGTGGCTATCCTGGCTAAGACACTCGCGACCGGCGTGACTGTGACCGGAGCCGTCGCCTCACAGGACCTCGCGGTAATGGCGCGGAGCCTTACCATGCAGGTAATCTCTACAGCAGACCCGGCCTCGCAGGTTATGCTCCAGGGCTCGCTCGACAATGTCAACTTCTTTGGAATGGGCCAGGTTACCGGCTCCGGCCAGATTGCGGTTGACGAGGAAGTGGTCCAGTATGTGCGGGCCTACGTCAGTAGGCTCGCCTCCGGGAACATTACGGCCTACTGTTCCTTTGTCTCCGGCTAGGAGGAGTCGTGCCCGTTACGCATCAGCCCAAGGGAAGCGCCAAGGGAGGCCAGTTCGCACCGGGCGGTGGAGGCGGTGGAGGCGGCGCCAAGGCCGGAGCCTCCCGGCCGACTCCCACGAATGCCAACCCAGTCGGGATGGGCGAGCGGAGCCAGCGGGTCAAGGACCTCCAGGCCCGGCTAAATGCGATGGGCGCTCACCTCGCGGTTGACGGCCAGTTCGGACCGGCTACGCTCGCGGCTGTCCGGGCGCTCCAGCGCCGGTATGGCCTAAAGACCGATGGCCTTGTGGGGCCAAAGACAACGGCTGCGCTTAGGGGGCAGTCGGAAGGCCGGAGGAAGCAGGGATACCTCAAGAAGGTAGGGAATCAGAAGACCGGCAATAAGAAGAACAGCAACAAGAAGACCACCACAAAGAAGTCTACAACCCTGACGGCCCAGCAGAAAAAGGAAATGGTCGTGATAGGAAAGCCAACTACTGCGGCTCCGGCCGCCTACGGCCATGGCTAGTCACGACGTAAGCCATGAGCTACGCGAGCCCCATTCTGGCAAATGGACCAGAGGCGGCCAGGCCCTTAGCCGCATGGCGCACGAGGCCGTTACCGCCAAGGTCAAGGGGATTGAGCCGGGCGGCGGCAAGAATATCAAGGGCCACTGGGTAGACCGTCCGGCGAGCGAAGGCGGCAGATACCGTGTCAAGCTCAAGACGGGCGATAAGGGCAAGCGGGATACAAAGGTCTATGCGAGCGCGGAGGAGGCCGCTAAGGCCGTTCATTCAGACTCGCATAGCGCGAGCGCTCCGGCCGCTCCCGGAGCCCGCCAGGCAGAGATCAAGGCCCAGAACCAGGCCGCCAGGGAACGGGCGAGCGCGGCCAGGGCATCCTCAAGCGTCCGCTCAATACGGGCCGGAGAGCTTAAGCCCGGAATGACGGTAAGCACCGATCACTGGCAGGCTCCAAAAGGACCTCACGAGATCACCAAGCTGGAGAAGTCGGGAGCCGGGAGCCGGAGCGGAGGCGTACGCTCCAGCTACGGCATCTACAATACGGCCTCTACTCACGTTCACCACGCGGGCGGCAAATACGAGGTATCCAATAATGCCAAGTTCCGGGTTCACAAGGAAGCTCCGTCTGGGGCTCCGGCCGGAGACGAGAAGCCATACGCGAATACGCCAGAAGCCGCGCTCCGGGATATGGTGAGCCGTGGAGGGAACCAGGCCGCCACAAAGGAGCTAATGGACCGGATGCTCGCGGGCGAGAAAGCCCGCGTTGAAGCAGAGAACAAGCGAAGGTTCCCGCAGGGCAGCACGCAGGTTTATGACAAGCCGATGGGCGGAGCTTCCGGACCCAATCTGGCCGGTGGGGCCGCACCGCCGCTATCCTCCTCGCCCGCGCTTCAGAAGATGAGCGATTCTGACCTCAAGCGAATGGTGGACCGGCGAGGCTACAACTGGAAAGGTGCGGAGCGCGAGCTAGCCGCGCGGCGGACGGCCCAGGCGAATGCCGGCCGCCCGGCTCCGGGAAGTATGGAGTCCAAGATAGCGAGCGTTGAGTCTCAGTTTGCCGAGAGTGGCATTAGCTACTCGCCGCAGGACCTTGTGGCGACTCGCCTAGATTCGGTCCTCCGGGATCTTGGTTCTAAGGACAGGGTTATTACAATCAAGGTCCCGTCCGGCTCCGAGGTCAGTATTCCCCGCGACGTAGCGCAGGAGCTAGCGAACCGCGTCAGAAGGCAGCAGCGTCAGAGTTACGTCAAGGGAAGGTATTAGTGCTTGTAGCGCCCAGGGATAGGCTGATTACCCTCCCGGATGGAATCCCAGAATTGACACTGGGGTGGGAGGGAATTCACTGGGCCACGAAATACCTGAGGCAGCCGGACGGACCGAATGCGGGCAAGCGCTGGGCGTTTATTGAATCTCAGGTTCGCTTTATCCTCTGGTGGTATGCGCTTGATGAATCCGGGCGCTGGCTTTACTATCACGGAGTCCGGCGCTGGGCCAAGGGAGCCGGTAAGTCGCCGTTCGCCGCTGTCCTCTCCATGATCGAACTCCTCGCGCCGGTCCGGCTCGCCCGCTTTGACTCGGATGTGATTGGCGGCTGTGTGGGCCGGAAGGTCGGGATGCCGCTCGTTCAGATTGGCGCGACCTCGCACGACCAGGCCAATATCAATACCATGCGGATGGTCCGCGCGCTATTGCCGAAAAACTCGAGAATTTTGAAGGATTACGACGTTGAGGCCGGGAAGACAATCTTCCACATTCCGGGTGGCGGCCAGCTAATGGTAATTACCTCCAGTCCGACCACAGAGGAAGGCGCGCTAACGACATTTGCGATCCTGGACCAGACGGAATCCTTCTACCCGACGAATGGCGGCGTAGACCTCGCAGAGGTAATGAACCGGAATGTGGGTAAGTCCGGCTCGCGGATTATCGAGACGAGCAATGCCTGGGAGCCCGGAGCCGAATCCGTAGCGGAGGCGACCTTTGAGGCCTGGTGTGATCAGGAGGAGGGAAAGCTCCGGGGCAAGGGCAAGATCCTCTATGATGCCCGCGTGGCACCGCCTGACGTTGACTTTGAGGATATCGGCTCAATACGCAAGGCCGTCGAATTCGCCTACGGGGACGCTCACTGGGTCAATACGGAGAACATTGTTGACAACCGGATTCTGAGCCCGCTTACGCCACTTGATGTCAGCAAGCGGTTTTACCTGAACTGGCCGGAGAGCCCGGAGGATGCCTGGACGACCCAGCAGCTATGGGCCCGGCTCGCGGAGCCGAATTTCTACATTGAGGACGGCGACGACATAGCGGTTGGATTCGACGGCTCGCGAGTCGAGGATGCTACGGCCCTGATTGGATGTCACATTCAGTCAGGATGGACGTTTAGCCTTGGTATCTGGGAGCCGCGCGGAACGCGCTACATTCCGGTTGAGGAGGTACTCGCGGCAGTCGAGCAGGCAAAGAAGCGGTTCCATATCTGTGCGTTCTTTGCGGACGTAAAGGAATGGGAAGAGACGACCAAGATCCTCTGGCGCAAGCTATTCACGGATGAGTATGAGCTTGACGTATGGGCCGTTCCCGGAGGACGCGACCCCCAGCCGGTCGCCTGGGATATGCGGAGCCACGTGGGCGAGTTTACCCAGGCCGCAGAAATGGTACTGTCAGAGATTGAGGCGGAACCTCCGGCCTTTAGCCACGACGGCGACGGAGTAATGGGCCGGCACGTCCTGAACTCACGCCGGAGGCCGAACCGCTGGGGAATCTCGATTGGCAAGGAATCACCCAAGAGTCCTAAGAAGATTGACGGCTGCGTGGCGATGATTATCTCCCGGCACGCGCGGAGGCTCGTCCTCGCGTCAAAGCAGTACAAGGAACGCAAGGAAGCAGAAGTGAAGAAGGCCGGAGCGCGAGTCTGGAGTTTCAGTTGATAATCAATCAGGGTGAACTAACTCAGCTCGCGACCTCGGCCATGCTTGAGCGGGAGCAGGAGCAGCGTCGTCTGGAGCGGATTAGCGACTACGTCAGGGGAAAGCAGGACCGGCCCTATACGCCCAAGGGAGTTAACGCAGAGTACAGGTGGATTGCCAAGAAGGCCAAGCGGAACTTCCTCCGGCTTGTAATCTCAGTTGTGAGTCAGAACCTTCATGTAGACGGGTACCGGCCGACCGGCTCAACGGCGAACCAGGCCCTGGGCCCGCAGAGGCCGGAGCCCGAATGGGATGCCTTCCGTGCGAACCGGATGATAAGCCGTCAGCACGGAGTCCACCGCTCCGTTATCAAGTACGGCTCCGCGTACGCGGTTGTGCTTCCGGGCCAGATGGCGACGGACGAGGAACGCCAGGGTGACAGCGTCCCGGTAATCCGGCCCGTAAGCCCACGGCGGATGACGGCCTTCTATGCGGATGATGTGGATGACGAATGGCCGCAGTTCGCAATAGAGGTCAGGATGGTAGACCTCCCGCGTCAGAAGTCAATGGTATATGTTTCCGTCTATGACGAGAACAAGCGCTATATCCTGTCAAGCCAGGCCGGAGGAAGGACCCAGCTTAACCTGGAGCTAGCGGACCCGGAGGACCCGCTTCTGAGCGGCCAGGCTCCGGTTAGCTCGCACGACCTTGGTATCTGTCCTGTGGTCCGGTTCCTCTATGAGGCCGACCTAGACGGCGAGGACGACTGCTCTGGGGAAGTCGAGCCACTAATGCCGCTCCAGGATCAGATTAACTCGACTACGTTCAACCTCATGATCTCAGAGCAGTTCGCCGCGTTCCGGCAGCGCTGGGTATCCGGTATGGCGCCAGTCGATGAGGAAGGCCGGGAGCAGGCCCCGTTCCGGCCGGGTATTGACCGGGTCTGGGCGGCTGAGGATGCCGGGACTAAGTTTGGCGAATTCGGTGAGACCGCGCTCGCGCCATACTCGGCTGTCCGTGAGGACGGTATCCGGCATATGTCGACAATCTCCCAGGTCCCGCCATATCACCTCCTCGGCCAGATCGCCAACCTAAGCGCGGAGGCCCTAGCCGCTGCCCGCGATGGCCTAGACCGGAAGATTGAAGAACTCCAGGCACTCCTGACCGATCCCTGGCGGAATGTGTTCCGGCTAGCCTCGCTCGCCCAGGGTGACAAGGAAGGCTGGAATGACTTGTTCGGGACGGTCCTCTGGCGGGACACGAGCGCCAGGGCATTCGGTGCTACGATAGACGGACTCACTAAGGCTGCCCAGATGCTTGGGGTCCCGGAGCAGGAGCTATGGGCCCGCATTCCGGGAGTGACCGCTGACGACGTAGCGGCCTGGCGGCTCGCGAAACAGCGCGAGGAGGCACGGGCACTCGTTCAGCAGGCCGTAGCCGCGAGCCAGGAGCCCGCTCCGGGCCTCCCGCCCGGTTCCGGGACTCCGGGTAACCCCGGAGGCTCTCCGGCCGCCTCCGGGGTTCCTAGGGCTCCGGCGAGGCCGGCCATCCCGGCTCCGGCGAGCCCGCCGTGAGCACGCCTCTGATTCCGGGCCTCCCGGTTCCCCGCAAGGCGGCCAGCGGACTCCTCCTGTCGCGCTACCGGCAGCGCCAGGAGGCTATTGCGGTCCGGGCGGCCATGGCGATCGTAAACCTATGGAACCGCTATATTGCCCCGGAGCAGTTTGCGGAATCCTGGAATGCGCTTAACCCGCTAGTCCAGGGAGTTATCGCCACCCACTATGATATGACGGCTGCGGAGGCCGCGCAGTATTATGGGGCTGCCCGGCTCGTGGCGGGATTCCGTCCCGCTCCGGTTCCGGGCGCGGACCTGGACCCTGAGTACCTCGCTCGCGTCGTCAATTCAATGGGCTCTGGGATGTACCGCCATTACCTGAAGGACGCGGAGCCCGCCCAGGCCTCCGTAATGGCGCGGGATGGGCTCCGGGGAGCCGGTACCCGGATGGTCCTGCTCGGTGGCCGTGAGACGATTACCAAGGCCGCGACGCAGGACCCGGAGGCCACTGGATGGGAGCGGGTCCTGACTCCGGGCTCCTGCGGATTCTGCGCTATGCTGGCCGGGCGCGGAGGAGTCTATACAGAAGCCTCTGTGGGGTTCCGGGCGCACGATCATTGTCGGTGCGTCGCGCGGCCGGTATTCCGGGGGCAGACGTCTATCAACGCGGAATTGTCTGATGCCTGGGGCCGTGAGACACGGGGATTCCGTGGCAAGGCCGCAGTAGCTCAATGGAACAAGTACTGGGAGAGCCAGAATGGCAACGGACCTGGAAAAGAGGAAGCGGCTCCAGCGGCAAGGCCGGGCACTCCCTCCGTCAAGTCAGAACCAGTCGGACGCACCGCGATTCCCCATTGAGAGGAGGACCGGAGAGAACTCACTAGCATCGGCAATCAAGGCCGTCGGGCGAGCCCGGCCCAATACTGAAGAGGAGCACGCGAAGATTCGTGCCTACATAAAGCGGGTTGCTAAGGCCCGTGGATGGATGGCTGATATCCCAGATAGCTGGAAGTGAGCGCATTATGCCTGAAGAGCCACAGATAGAGCTAACGGCCGGAGAGGAGTTCATTCATGACAACCCGGCTGGGACCGGCTACGGCCATTCAGCCAGGGGTGAGGAGCTATCGGCCGAAATGACAATGCTGGACCTGAAGAACGGAGCCGTGGTCCAGTACATGGAAGATGACGATGCCGGCTGGCATCTTGTCTCCTGGGTCGATGACCTAGGAATCGGCCGCATTACCGCGATAGAGCCAGATTACTTCGCGTCGAATTTCACGCGAGTCTAGGAGGAGACAATGCCACTACTCTCAGCCGGCCAGCTTATGCAGTACGGAGAGAAGCAGGCTCTTGAAGCCGTATTCCGTAAGACGCAGAGCCCGGCCGCAGCCGCCGTCTACATGGCGCTCTCGACAGCTGCCACGTCTGGGGTCCTCAATTCGACGGACCTGACTATGGCCGGTTCATCCATCAATGAGTACGCAACGGCCTCCGGCTACGCGCGCCAGTCTTATGGGCCGTCGCTCGCGACCTCGGCCTCACCATCCGTCATCTACAATTCAGCCCAGCTTACCTGGGGCCCATTCACGAGCGCTCCCGGAACCTGTAACTGGGGGATCGTCTGTGACGCGGCCTCCGGTACATCCGCAAATGCTATTGCGGCGTTCCTCCTCGCGTCCTCGCGGACTCCGGCGATCGGTGACAGCCTCCAGGCGGCAGCCGGTACTGGGTCGGCTGGTATCGGGTTCCTCTGCCAGGTGTGAGATGGATCACCCCATAAGCCCGCTTGTCCCGGACCTCCGGGTGGCTCGCGCGAATCCCTGTGGGGCCTTGAATGGAAAGGACGAGACGGTCTGCGGCGCGACTCCGGCGAGCCTCTATGAGCGGAGCTGTGGCATTCCGAGCCACGCCAGGGAGATCTGGCTCTGTGGCATTCACGCGGCGATCGTTGCCTGCGGGGGAGCTACCTGTCATGACTGCGCTCGCCGGGGAGGAGTCTCCCAGGCCCGGATCAGGCGGATTGACTGGACTCCGCTTAGGCTGGCCTAATGGTCTACTATCAGCAGGTTATCGGCTGGGGTGCTGGGGCGCGAGGAACAAGCCCTGGCTCGGTCAACTATGGCCCATCCCCAACCGCAGGCAATCTGCTGGTAGCAATAGTCATGGCCGGATTCGGTACGTCCGGAGCCTTTAACACGGCTCAGAATGCTGGGACCTCCGGCTGGACCCGCCGTTTCCAGGTCGGCAATGATGCGGCTAATACGGCCAGCACGATCGGGCTCGCGGTCTGGACCAAGATAGCCGGAGCCTCTGAGCCCGCTCCCAGCTTTACCTACAATGCGAGCTGGACCGGCCAGACGATCGTCTATGAGATATTCAACGCGGCCTCCGAGATACCCGAGATCAGCGGGACGCTTAGCGGCGGGACTACGGCGGCCAGTAAGACCTCGCTGTCCGTCGCGACTACAGCCGCCCCAACCGATACCAATGAAGTAATTATCTCGGCCTATGCGACCTGGATGACTACGGCCGGAACCTGTACCTACAGCAAGAGTTCCAATATGACTGGTATAGGCCAGTCGGATACATTCTTCTCCCAGAGCCAGCACTTTGTATCCTCTCACCTGACGCCAACCACAAATGGCACCGGAGTCTCGACGGCCGGAGTCTTTACTGATACCTCAAGCTGTACCTTCCCGTCTAACATTGTTTACTGCGGCGTCATAATGGGCTGGAAGAGCGGGTCCACGACTCCTCCGGCCGGATTGATTAATCCTGTCGCTTACCCGTATTCTGTCTCGCGGGCCTCCGGTCAGGGAACGCTTGGGGTCCAGGTAGGCAACGTCGGCTCGCTCCTGGTTGTGGCGCATAAGACCGCTAGCGGTACGATCAATATGAGCGGCGTGTCGGATACGGCTGCGATTACCTCTGGCTGGACTAAGGTCGCCGGTCCCTATACGGACACGAATGGCACTCCGCATACCCAGGATATCTGGATTGGCGTATCGACCGGGACCGGGGCAACAACCCTCAACTTTACCTATAGCGCTGCTATTGGCTCCACTAGCTGTGACACGACCTTTGCTGAATTCTACAATGGCTATCCATCGACGTTCGCGCGGGACGGCACCCAGCAGTCAAGCAAGAACAATACGACGGCCTCCACGGCCATTAGCTGGAATGCCCTGACGGCCTCTCTTGCCAATGACATATTCCTCGGCCGGGCTCGTGTGCCGGCCGGAGCCCCATACAAAGTATTTGTACCGGCTGGCTTTGACGGCATTATGGACTCGAATGCCAACCCGTTTATGTATGGGTCGGGAATGGCGTCCGGGCTTATGGGTACGGCTCCGAATATGACCTGTTTCTCGTCCGTCACAAGCCATACGCTTGGCGTCCTGATTCAGCAGACAATCCAGCTGTCGGGCTCCGGCGCATCGGCCGCGACGGCGAGCGGGACGCTCAGCACCCTTGGCGCGCTTGTGGGCTCGGCTCCCTCGTCCTCGTCCGGCTCTGGGACGATTACCTGGAACACGGTCATCGCGGGCTCGGCTCCGTCCGCGTCGGTCGGGAACGGGACCATTACCCGGACCGCCATAATTGCGGGCTCGGCTCCTGCGTCCTCCTCGGCCACGGGCAACTTCAGCCCGCTGGTCGTGACGGGCTCCGGAGCGTCCTCGTCTAGTGCGGCCGGGACGGTAACCCGGACGGCCCTGATATCAAGCCTCGCGCTGAATTCGGCTCCGGCCTCCGGGGCCATCGTCCAGACAATGGTGGTTACGGCTTCTGCTCCGTCCGCCTCGTCCGCGAACGGCACGATGGGCCTCAACGGGATCGTTGCGGGTTCGGCTCCGTCCGCGTCTGCGGCTAATGGTACCATTGCCCGGACGGCCCTGATATCGGGTTCCTCAATTGCTTCCTCAGCGGCTAATGGCGCTGTGGGACAGATCGGCGTGGTGGCGGGTTCCTCTGCCTCGGCTAGCTCAGCTACAGGAACGCTGGGCACCGTCTCCCAAATGGTGGGAGCATCCGCCACCACGTCTCAAGGGTCCGGCTCGCTCGCGATCGTTAGCGGAGCCCAGACCTACCCAGTGGCTGGGACCTCCCTGCCGGTCTCATCCGCCTCTGGGACGCTGAGCCTCAACGGAGCCCTGGCCGGCTCAGCGTCATCGGCCTCTTCTGCGGCCGGGACCGTAGCGCTCAGGGAAGCCGTCTCCGGCTCCGCTACGGCCCAGGCTTCTGCGTCCGGGGCCATAACCCGGACGGCAGTTATTGCGGGCTCTGCGGCCTCGTCCTCGGCCGGGTCCGGCGCGGTAGCAATCCAGACCGGAGCGATAACCTGGCCGCTGGCTGGCTCGTCCGTCGTGGCCTCGCTCGCGGCCGGGACGATGGGGCTGACTGGAGTCCTCGCTGGAAGCTCCCTAACGGCCTCTGCCGGCTCCGGTAGGGTCGTACTCGCCGGAAGCCTCTCCGGAGCCGCTACGGCCCGCTCAGCGGCGTCAGGTGCCGTTTCCACCGTGTTCGTCCTCGCGGGCTCCGGCCTCTCGGCTTCCAGCGCCGATGGCCATGTGGCCGTCCTGAGCATCCTCTCCGGGCTCGCCGTCGCCGTGTCTCAGGCGGACGGGTCCGTTACGGCATTCGTCGCCGGAGCCCTACCGGACAAGATCACCGCCATCGTATTCGTTGTCAGCGGTCCTCGGGTCACGGTAGGCGTGTCCCGTATTTCTGCCAGTATCAAGGTTAGGACGGCTCCGGCCGGAGTCGGTACAGACCGGACGGCCGGAGGAGTAACGACAGATAGTCTCCACGCGGAGGTGACCTAATGGATCAGACCGGCCTCGTATTCCCGCGTGGGAATGACGTAGTCGTAACCGCCCAGTTCCCGGATATCAGTGATGGGACCGGGATGATCTCAGAATTCTATACAAAGCCCAGCCGGGCTACACCGGACACGGACCCGTCCGTTCAGGTCTATGAATCTGATATCGTGACGGACCCTGACAACGCGGGCCAGACATTGGCCCAGTTCGATATCCCAGCGGGCGATACCGGAGTTACCGGGGCATTCTGGTGGCGAGTCGACTGTGTGGATGTCCTCAATAAACGCCGGACCGCTAACTGCGGCCCGCTCCTAGTGGAGGCAGTATAATGGCGGCCGGACGGGAAGCGACTCCCAAGGATGTCAAGAACACCAATAGGCTCATGGAGTACTGGGCCCACGGAGCCGGAGCCGCAAAGATCCGCTGGGGCGTACCCGGAGACTTTGACCGGTGCGTCGTGGAGCTTGGCAAATACGTGAGTCCCGGAATCGTCAAGGGACTCTGCTCCAACCTTCACCAGCGCGCGACCGGAGCCCGGCCGGGGCACGCTCCAGGCGTAGAGGAGGCAGCCGCTAAAGCGAAGCACAAAGGGTAGGGCTTCCTAACGGCCCGGATAAGGTCTATAATCGCGCGTAGATGTACAAGGAGAATTCGGATGAGTGAGGCAGCCCCAGAATCGACTGGAGCCGGAACGGCACAGCTCGATGATGGAAGCCAGGGGACCGGAACGGACCCAGAAGGCTCAGACACCCTGACCGGAACGGATGAGGGTGGCGCGGATACCGCCGCTGAGCTAGCTCACTGGAAGGAAATGGCCCGGAAGAATGAGAGCCGGGCGCGGGAGAATTCCAGGGCCGCAAAGGAACTTGCGGAACTGAAGAAGCAAGGAATGACCGACCTGGAGAAAGCCCAGGCCGAACGGGACGAGGCCAAGCGCGAGCGGGACGAGGCGCGAGCCGACCACGCGCGGATTATGGCCGCCGCTACGAATGACCTGCCTACAGAGCTTATTGATTTCCTCGGGACCGGAACGGACGAGGAGATCAATGACAGGGCAGCCGCTATTGCTGCGGCGATCGAAACGAGAGCCACAGAGCTAGCCGATCAGATCGTACGGGAGCGGACTGAACAGTCTCTCCAGCAGCCAGGCACGGGCCGGAACGGTGCACGCCCGGTTGAGTCCATGAGAGCTGGTTCCGCTCCGTCCGGGACGCAAGAGCCCCGGACCTCTGATGAGTGGTTCCGGTCCCTCTATCAGAGAGACTAGCCGCAGGCGCTTAATACCGCGCTTGCGCGGAGAGGCATTTAGTGCCAGTTTACAATACGGGCATCGTCCGCACAGCGGCCGGAGTTGACCCGCTTGTCCCGCAGCCGCTCGCATCGGAGATCATTCAGGAAGCGCCCCAGGCTTCGGCCGCGCTCTCCCTCATGGGGCGTACCATCCTTTCATCCCACACCCAGCGGCTCCCGGTTCTTGACGTTCTTCCGGTCGCCTACTGGGTTGGCGGCGACACCGGCATGAAGCAGACTTCCAACCAGGCGTGGAAGAACGTCGTCATGGTCGTGGAAGAGCTGGCCTGTATCGTCCCGATCCCGGAGGCGTACCTGGACGACGCGGACGTGCCGCTGTGGGACCAGGTCAAGCCCCGCATTACGGAGGCCGTGGGCGCGCTTATCGACTCGGCCGTCTTGTGGGGCATCAACAAGCCTTCTACCTGGGGTGAGTCGGTATTCGTCGGCGCAACCAAGTCCGGCCACTCTGTGATCGAAGGCACAGGCGTGGACCTGGGCCAGGACGTTTCCGCGCTCGGCCTGACGATGTCCCAGTCCGGCTACACCCTGGATGGCTTCGCGGCTATGCCGGGGATGAAGTGGAAGCTCTCCGGCCTCCGCTCCGCGCAGGGCATCCCGATCTACCAGCCGGATATGTCCGGTGGGCCGGGCGGGACGCTCTACGGCTACCCGCTCCCGGAGATCAAGAACGGCTCGTGGGTTATGCCGACCACGGGCGCAATCATGCTCGGTGGCGACTTCTCCAAGTCGATCATCGGCGTCCGGCGCGACATCAGCTTCAAGATGTTCGACCAGGGCGTGATCTCGAATGACGCCGGAGTCGTTATCCTCAACCTGATGCAGCAGGACTCCGTGGCGATGCGGATGACGATGCGCCTCGCCTACGCGACCGTCAACCCGGTCACAGTCATGCAGCCCGGCTCCGCGATTACGGCCCGCTGGCCGTTCGGCGCGGTCCTTGGCGTCGGCACCACGCCTCCGGCTACGGGCGCCATTGACGTCAAGCAGGCCTACCCGACCTCAACTCCGGCTCTCGCGTCAGCTGAAGGCGGTGAGGTCGTCATGACGCGATCGGAGTGGGAGCGGACCATTCTTGAAGAAAGGCAGAAGGCAGAAGAGGAACGTCAGGCCGTCGCCTCCAGTTCCGATGACGAGGACGACTCCGGCTCCAGCCGCAGGTCCTCCGGCCGGTCTACCAAGTAGG